CAGTTTGGTTGGATTTTTAGGAAATCTTCTAACAGTTTTCAACCGTTGACAGCACTCTTGGAACTGTGTTACGCTATCAGTATCAAAATCGACCTCAATGACCTTAATTTCAGATGCTTCCAAATGCTCTAATAATCGATTACGAAACTCCACAATAGTTTCGGGTGGTTTCGATTTTAGTTTTTGCCGTATCTGAATTTTAGGCACAAATACATACTTTAAGTGTTTGATTTTTATATCTGGTCTTACCAACTCCAAATAATGCTTGTAGATCGAAAGCTGCGGACTTGTAAGGTAATTGTCTATATTATTGGAAAACTTAAAATCGAAAAGGGTATCTCCACAAACATAGTCAATGTAACCAACAAACTCGTCAGTTTTAATCTCTAACTCATGTTCTCCACCTTCTGGTAGGAGTTCTATTACTCGTGGGATTTGATATTCCAACTGCATTATGTAGTTGATATTTTCATCGGTAAGAATATTGAAGTGTGACTTATATTCTTCAATACCAGCTTCTACTCCACACTCAATACCTTTGTGTAGTCCCAGGCCGAGCCAAAGTGGATTATCTGCGTTTGTTTCGGGGAGTGTCTTTAACCGTTCCTTGTAATTCAAGTACCATCGATAAGGACACTGAGCAAAGGTTGAAATATTAGAATACGAAAATCTCATGTAAGTAACTCCACGATACGTTTTCCACAATTCTCTTTTTTAGTAAACTCCCAAGATACATTGTACTTATCGGCAATCGTTGACATTATCTTGTAGAGAGTTTTACCATTAACAGCTTTCGGATTTGTTCGCCTACGCCAATTATACCACGAACACACGTTCGGTAGAGAAGTAATATTTGGTTCTTCTACCAAAACTATCATCTTGTATCCGAGTTCCTTGGCTAACTCCAACTCTCGTACAAACCGTTCGTGCTGCTGGCACACATTCCCGGCTACCTCTTGTAAATCTTTCTTTCGGTCAATGACCACCATCGGATTTTCCAGGTTTACATAGTCACCGACCACACATTTCGACTTGACCCACTTGATCCCTTGTGAATCAAAATACTTCGTAACATGGTCGAATTTCTGTTCTCTGGAATCGACTTGTATTACCAATCAATCACCACCAATTCCGCTTTTCATGTAGCATCAATAGGCACTCTTTACACAAATACTCATGTATCCTATCTGCGTATACTTCTTTATCATCCAAACACTCACCACATTCTTCGCAGTAATGAGATTTAGGTTGGTTATACGAAGGATAACCAGTTCGTTCAGCCCAAGTAATCTCAGGATGTTGCATCGTAATTCTCCCCCTCCAAATATCGTTCCAGTCGCTTAGTGAAAATCTTGTAAGTATAACGATTTTCAGAAGTCTTAACAGCTACACCAAATGGGAACAACCCTTGCTGTAGTGCTAACCTCAATGTTTGTGGATTCATCTCCAATCTCTTAGCTGCTTCTTCCACAAGCATTAGATCACCTACTTATATTTGATTGGTAGAAGATGTGGGAGTCGAACCCCTATTCTTGCGCCCAGAGCAAGCGTGTTACCGTTACACTACATCCTCTATATGGAGCTGATGTGGGGACTTGAACCCCAAACCTACTGATTACAAGTCAGTCGCTCTACCAATTGAGCTACACCAGCGTTGGTACTCCGTGGTGGAGTTGAACCACCGTCTGAGAATTATAAGTTCTCGGCTCTAACCATTGAGCTAACGGAGTATGTTGGCACTATCGTAGCTCCCACGAACATCATTAAGTGCCAAACTTTTGGGCGATGATGTTATTCGTCCGCAATTACAACATATTGGCTTGAGGGGCTTCGTTTTGGGACTTCCTACAACCCATCCGACTATTCCGCTAAACGCTATCCACTTGCGGTGTCCACGGAGAATTGGCAGCGGATAGTGGGGTCGAACCACTTCCAACAGAGTCAAAGTCTGTTGTGCTACCGTTACACAAATCCGCTGTATTGTTCGTCTGTCCGAACCGCCAACCGTCTTTCCGATTTGTCAGAGACACACACCATAAGGTGATGGTGCTACTGGCGGGACTCGAACCCGCAAGGATTTCTCCCAACTGATTTTAAGTCAGTCTTGTATTCCAATTCCAACACAGTAGCATATTATTTTTTGATGTTTTTTCCTCTGTATGTAGGTGTTAAAGCGTGACAGTTCGGACATAAGAGTTGCAAATTACTAAGTTCATTCTTACTCTTATCACCGTTGATATGATGAACCTCTAATGGAATTGGAAGTCCCAACCACTCAACATTTCCACAGCGTTCACACTTAGCTTCTTTTAAACCCTCTCGTAACAACTTAATTCTTAACTTGTTACTTTGAACCCTACCTTCTCGTATGTATTGCTCGTAAGGCATATATTTAACACCCGTAAGCATCACTCCATTCCACCACAGTAGCGTTTGTATCTTGCGAGGAACATAATTAAATTATATCACAATAATGTATCTTGGCAATAGGCAAAATAAACAAAAAATTAAAAGTTTATGTGTCTATTTTGTGTATACTGCACAACACCCCACAAGAACACAGACAAATTACGAACATCAGTTCTTGTTGTCCTTACGAAGATACTATATCAAAATAATAGTTTTCTGGCAATAGGTAAAATATACAAATAACAAGCAATTCAAATAACTCCTTTTTGTGCAAATTGTTTGATATATGTATCTCACGGTGATACAATTAGGTCATAAATAAGAAAGGAGTTATTTTAATGACTACCATTGGTGAAAAAATACATTATCTGCGTAAGCTATCGGGTATGTCGCAAGAAGAGTTAGGTAAAAGAATAGGTGTTCAGAGAGCGGCTATCAATAAGTACGAAAAAGGAACGGTGGAGAATATTCCAATCAAAAGCATCGAGCAAATTGCACGAGTGTTTGATGTATCTCCAACATATATTGTTGGATGGTGTGATGCCGAATCCAACCCATTGTCGGCAGAGGTAAAGATTCTCCGTGGCGTTAAGAACTTCTACGGAGGAGAATCTGTTGACCTACTGGAAGGGTTTGTGCAGCTTGACCAAACTGGTAAGAAGCGAGTCCAGCTGTATGTCGAGGATATGCTGAGAATTCATAATAAGTAATGTTTTATGTTTAAATATATCTTTTCTATATATCAACGACATTCTGATACTGTCAGAATGTAGTAGACCTATAATAATAAATAAAATAGGCACAAAACTTACCACCTTGTACAAAAAGGTGTAAAACTATATCGAAAATCAAGAATATTGTCAATTTTAGTAACTTTTTAGGTGAGTTAGCAATGGGTAACTAAGCAGTTAGTTTATGCTAACTCACCTTGTCAACCAGTGGTTGCTGTGTAAATTGCACAATAGAAGTATGATAAACGCTGTCTGTTTTGTGCAAAATAACGAATGTGTTACAAAAGTGTTAAGTAAAATATCAGAATATCGTAACGGGGGAAATCTAAATGAGAAACGAAAACGGCTTCGGCAGCATTGTTTGTCTTGACAAAACTGGCAAAAAACGCCGCAAACCGTGGGCAGTACGCATCACAACGGGGTGGAAAAACGGCAAACAACAGCGCAAATATCTTGGTTATTACAAGACCCAAAAAGAAGCTTTGGTGGCATTAGCCGAGTATCACAAAACAGGAGTGGATGTTGACTTAACCAATGTAACATTAAAAGAACTGTTTGAGCGATGGTTGGAAGAGCAAGAGAAACGAAACATCACATACTCTGCTAAACGAGGTCACCATATGGTATATAATCGCTTAGACAAACTTGCAAATATGCCTATAAATAAAATTAAAGCAATCCAACTCCAGCAGTGGATGGATGGAATAAACTTAAAACCTGGCACTAAAATTAAAGTAAAGAGTACAATGAGTCAAGTGTATGATTATGCTGTACAAAACGATATTGTGACTAAGAACTATGCTAAGTTCATTAAGATTGAAGAAAAGGTTGAGAAAACTGGGGCGGTGTTCACTTCCGATGAAATCAAAACGCTCTGGAAACATTCAGACGAACGAATTGCTCGTATTTTCCTAATTCTAATTTACACGGGTATGCGAATTGGTGAAATGTTACAAATGACTAAAGATGACATTCACCTTGACGAGTGTTATATGGTTGGTGGTTCTAAAACTGACGCTGGTAAAGACCGAATTATCCCAATACACAAAGATATCTTACCACTGGTAAAAGCTCAACTTGGGGATAGTAAATGGTTCGTCCAAAACTCCCGTGGTACTGTTCAAAATTACGCCCATCTTTCACCGCAAGCTAATGATTATATGGAGAAACTTGGAATGAATCACAAATTCCACGATGCACGAAAAACAGCAGTAAGTTTAATGCACTCAGCTGATATTCCACTGGAAACTATCAAAATCATCGTTGGTCATACTGGTTATGATGTTACCGAAAAAGTATATCTGTATAAAAATATTAACGAACTCGTGGACACAATTAACCGAGTAAAAGTTGAAAAATAATGTAGTCTGTATGTAGGCTATGTAGATAAATTTAGCCGAATAGAAACAAAAAAAGACCCCGCCAACACTGAGTTGACGGGGTTTATATTATGCTTAAAGTTTCATTTATTGAAAATTACGAAGTCTTAATACATAGTGCTTTAAAGCCATTTGTAGGCTGTGTGAAACCTTTTACAGTAAACCAAGACGGTCAAGAATAGCGGCAATCTGTTCCCGTGTAGGAGCAGATTTTGGCATTGTGCCATCCATAATACCCTTCTTCTTTGCTTTGTCCCAAGAAGGTTTTGCCCAACTATCAACAGACTTCTTTGCTTTCTCGGCTTCATATTCTTGAATAATCTTGATGACATCTTCCTTAGTCATATCATCTTCCTCCAATCTGTTCCAGAACTCTTTTTTCCACTTTGCGTTATCCACCCAATACGCTGGACAAAGCTTACCAGTAACATCGTAATGTCGAATTACATTCTCTTTTGGGATGTTGTACTTATCCATTAAGTGTCGGGTCAATTCCAAAACATTTTGGATGGTCTTAGCACTTGGGTAGATTACTCCGTTCTTCACATCGTCACAGATTTCAATGCCGATGGAGTTACTGTTAAAACACTTACCAAGGTGTGTCTTACCACCGTTACCTTGAGAGCCACCGCCGCAGTGCCAAGCAATGTAGTTATCTGGGACACTTTGTGTTATAGAATCATCGTCCACGAAGTAGTGAGCGGACGCTTGTACCACTCTATCGTGGAAATAGACACCATTCCGCTCGTCTGTATCGCCGTCATTGGCGGTATAGTGGATAACGAGATACTTTATGTTAGAGGTTAATCTGGACGAACCGTAGTTACCTTTGTTCGCCAAATTAGTCTTGATGTTCATTTAGAATCCCACCTTATTGAATGTGTCAACCGCTTCTTCAACTTCGATTACTGCGGTCTTTACACTCTCAGCATCAATCTTACCTTCCACCACAATGTAAGTGATTGCACTTGCCAAAGCGGTAATAGCACCA